CTGACTCTAACTCACATAGTGTGGTCATAGGTGCAGTTGGTGTGATAGTGGCCAGTTGGAATTTTTCACTGACACTGACTGCTGGAGACTATGTAGAAGTAGCTTGGTCCAGTGCCGATACAGCCATGAGATTGTTAACAGTGCCGGCACAAGTTGGTCCTGTAAGACCAGTGACTCCCAGTGTGCGTTGCACCATAATCCAATTATAAGGAAATACCATGGCCTACACAAGAACCCCAAATACTGTTATAGCCGGTCAGGGTTTAAAACAAAATCCAGCACCTGTACCTTTAGCACCAGCTGGGGCGCTACCAGTTGTGCTAGATGCTGATGTAGCCACTACCACCAATCTTGGGGTAGTTCAAATTGGTGCAGGACTAGCTATAACACCTGAGGGTATTCTAAGTACAGACGGGCAAGTTGGATACACTGGTAGTGCAGGCGAGCATGGTTTTACTGGTAGCACTGGATTCACAGGTAGTGCAGGCGAGCATGGTTTTACTGGTAGCACTGGATTCACAGGTAGCACTGGATTCACAGGTAGCACTGGATTCGTTGGGTCAGTCGGCTTTGTGGGATCTAGAGGATTCACAGGTAGCACCGGATTCACTGGAAGTATAGGTATCGGCTACACCGGCAGCGCAGGAACAGATGACGACTCAAAGTTTGTACATGTCAAGCTCACCGGCGATGATTATAAAGCAACCAGCTCAGACTACTATATTGGTGCTACCAATGGTGGCATTGACATTACACTGCCCTTAGGATTGCTGGGCAGAATTTACGTGATTAAAAATCAAGACAACAGCAACGTCAAGGTTTTCCCAACCAACCCGAACACCATCGACGGGTCATCGTCAAAGACACTGGGCAGCAATGCTGCTATCACAGTGGTTTTTGATGGAACAAGATGGCAGACAATTTGAAAATTTTACACTTAAAAGGACCAATCATGTACAAGAAAATCACTCACACCATCGTAGAAGAGCATTTTGACCATCCTGAAGCACTGCGGATGAAAAGCAAGTTGGAATGTTATCCTGTCGCTACCGGCACTATTACTACCACTACTACTAGCCCCCCTGCCATGCGTATGATGACAGATCAAGCCGAGCAATTAAATACTGCTGCACACAAACTGTTGGGCAATTATGTTCAGCGTATTCGCAGTCATATTATCAGTGTTTTAGATTCTACAGCAGACGCAGCAGCAATTGACGAGCAGCTAACTAAAGATGTTGCAGCAATTGGCGCTGTTGTGCGTGCCTATTACGGGGAATCTGCTGGTAACGAAGTTGACATGTATTTGAAAAAAATTGCCACAGGTATTGCTGACATTGCTCGTGCTGTCAAGTCTGGTAAAAGTATTGACGACTTGAAGACCAGTGTGATGCGTGATGTTGACTTTTTTGCAACATTATTAGACAGTGCTAATCCCAAACATTGGCCTGCTGCAGCCGTACGTGACATTTTCACAGTGGCAGTGAACACATGGATTGCACAAATTCAAGCACGCGATAACAAGAAATGGGCCGAAGATATTGCACTTGCTGATCGTATTGTTGACATCTTTACCGGCAGCGGAATGGGCAATACCGGGACCGACTTCGCAAACACTTTTGCTACAGGTATAGTTAGGCAGTTTCCAGAAAAATTTAACATGCCAATTACAGTTCCAGTGTAATGACTGTTCGAGCTAGACAATATCGAGTTCGTGCTGATCCTTCAGATTGGCGCGACCTTGTTTACGAATCTACTCTGAAACCATTGCGGGATGTTGTAGATCTACGCCCCTGGGCTAGTACAGTTGAAGAACAAGGGCGGTTGGGCAGTTGTACTGGTCAAGCAGTGGTTGGTGCATATGAACTACTGATTAATCGCGACCATGCTGCCCAAGCCGCTGAACTCAGTAGACTATTTGTGTACTACAATGCTAGACTGCTGGAAGATGTGGTCAACGAAGACGTTGGCGCCTACATCAGAGACGCAATTAAGGCTGTTCAGCAGTATGGTGTATGCGACGAACGTGTATGGCCTTATAGAATCGATTATTTTAACATCACACCCACCGAAGCCAGTTACGATGATGCCAAAAAAAGAAACATCAAAAATTATCGTCGTGTAGTGGGCTTGCCCGACATACTAGACGTGTTGAATTCTGACCGACCCATAACATTTAGTCTACTGGTTTATAGAGAATTTGATCGGTTAGAAGACTCCACTGATTACATACTAACATTGCCCGCAGCTGGTGCAGAACCCTTGGGCGGGCATGCCATGTGTTTGGTGGGCTATGACCTCAAACGCGAATTGGTGCTGGCCAGAAACAGCTTTGGTACAGACTGGTGCATGGGCGGCTACTGTTGGCTAACCTTTGATTACATGCGTCAAGAAACCATGGACAATTGGGTGTTTGACGTTGCACTGGATATTTAAGTGTCATACCGCAAGTTGACTCCGTCGGGGTAGCCGTTGTTGTATGTAATGCCTGTGGATGCGGCCGCTAGTCGATCAGTAGCGGTTATGCTGGTATTGGATTCCATGGCCAATGCTTCGTCTATAGTGGGTAAAACTTGTTCTTTAAAGACTGGCAGAACTGCTGCATCCCATCTGGCCACTATTGCTGCAGCAGAATTTAGTTGCTCGGGGGTGTATAGGGCCTTGGACTTCTCCATCTCAGCCATTATGGCTTCACCACCTTTAATGTTTATACTAGGGGGAACTATTTGAGCCGACATCTCTGATACTGAGTTCATACTTTTATTAATGTCGGCTGCAGCCGTCTCAAATGCCGACACTTGAGCGTTAAATTGCCCTGTATAACTCTGCAGTGTGGTTTTTAATTCTTGCCCTAGTAGATCTCTAGCAGTTTGATCCAACGCACCCGTCAATCTAGAGCTAATAAGAGATATATCAGCTTTGGCCGCATCTAATAAAATAGTTGTTGTGCCTTTCTGTATAGCTTGATCTATTGCAACTGAATTAGCTATCGTACCTGTTAGGTTACTAGTTAATGCTGCCGGATTCAGTATTTGGGCGCCAGAAGATATCAGGTCAGCCCCTGGTCCAAAATCTAATGACCCCCAAGCCGTTGAGGGCAACCCCAAGACCTGATCAGCGGTGGACTTTAAAGCACCCACTGCTGTGTTAAATTCACTAGTAACAGCGTCCATACCAATATTAGCACTAAGTTTAAGGTCACTAACAAAACTGTTTACCGTGTTGCTAATGTCTTTTGCTATTGGCCCTAGTGGGCTGGACATGAAAAGATTTTTAGGATCAAGCCCTAAACTTAGTGCTAGGCCATCGAATGCCTTGGTTAAAGTGCTGCTAATAGCAGCAGACAAGTTGGGAAACATACCACCTAAAACAGCAAACAGATCTACAGACATGGCTGGAGTCCCTTGTATGTTAACTCCAATGGCGGGCTTTAACGGAACTGCACCTAATGACTTGGTTCCAACATAGGTAATTATTAATCCAATTACATCCTTTATTTTCAACGCCATGACTAAATCCTCCAGTGAATAAATTTATTTACTAGGGGATATTTATAGTATATTATAATTTTGGCCCGCCCGGGAGGGATCGAACCTCCGGCCCACAGCTTAGAAGGCTGTTGCTCTATCCACTGAGCTACGGGCGGTATCTTGGAGCGGGTAGAGGGAATCGAACCCTCGTATGCAGCTTGGAAGGCTGCCGTTCTACCATTGAACTACACCCGCATTATTGGCGGAGCGTTAGGGAGTCGAACCCTATCAACGCTTTGAGACGTTGTACGGATTAGCAATCCGCTGCCTTACCATCCGGCCCACGCTCCATTCACTAATTATATATGTATTTAAAGACTTTGTCAATGCTAAATAACTCAAAAGAGCAAATATGAATCTATACCAAGAGCTGGAACTGCAGCCCAACTGTTCGCAGGAAGATATTAAACGACAATATCGAACACTAGCGCATCAACACCATCCAGACCGCGGGGGCGATACTGAACGTTTTAAACGTATCAGTATAGCTTATGAAGTGCTAAGTGACACAGTTCGTCGAGCTGAATACGATCGTACCGGACAGTTTGATCAAACACACAACATTCGCGGGGCCGCGATAGAACGCCTGGGCAATATGATTAATCACTATGTACCAGACCTAAACGCTGACGCAGAAGATCTCATAGGCAAAATGCGTATAGATATACATCAAGCCTTAAATCAACTTGCAAACAATGTAGAACATGCTCGCCGCCAACTCAACAACGCTCAACGGACGCATAAAAAATTATGGGTCAAGTCCAGCGGGGAAAATTTTCTTAAAGGGTTTGTGGAAAATTTAATAGCCCGCCGGGAAAAAGAAATAATTGATTTAGAACGACAGCGATCAACATTGACATTGATGTTGGAAATACTAGACGACTATCATTTTGGCGACAACGAGTGGCGTTTGATGATAGAAGCCGCTGCGTAAATCAATATTTTATAACAATTCCAATACCGTGTCGTAACCAATTTCAGGAAAATTGTATCCTATGCTGTGAAACAGGGATCGAATTTTTTCGACTCGATCTGCAGGAGTTAACACGTTAGATTCAAATCTAATTGTGAGTGGGTAATAACTTTTTGGTTTAGTTTTTAGATATTCATAATAGTGTTCTAGAATATCACAGTCGGCACCCTCGGTATCCAATTTAAGATATTTAATACCAGTAACATTGTGCTCGTCAAGCAGTTTACCGATTGGCACACTGGGTACTTTGTCAATTGCAACTAAATCCAGCAAGTCAGCTCTGCCAGGTACTCCATGATGGTGGTAGTGCTGAAGATGATATTTGCCAATACAATTACACCCCTTTAACCAAATTGGTATACCTGTTTCTTTTATAACACTTTCAGGCAAGTAAAAAACTTCAACCGTTTCTTCAATATTGGTAAGAGATACTGCTACCTTTATTTTTTTAACATTGGGCTTGTCGGGTAATGCATCCAAATAATGTCCAATGGGTTCAATGCTAAGTCCCACAGTGTCATCTTTGGCCGATTCAATCAGTGTGTCAAAGTCACTAGTACCTATTTCAACGAAGTCATATATCATTTAATTTGTCTCTTTTTAATTTAAATCTCGGGCTCAATTCTAACCTGTAATGGAAAGCCATGACTGCGAGCCAGCAGCGTAACTTCAATGCCCTTTTGTTCAGCTAATTCGTATGGTAGAACCACAACCGTACCACTGCCTTCTTCATTGATTTTTTTAGCCAATTCTCCGGCGTCCTCATATTCGTAGTCAAACATTTGCACTAGTGTTTCTACAACAAATTCAAATGTAGTAACATCGTCATTTATGAAAATAAGACGATATTGAGGAGGTTCTTTGACGACACTTTGAGTCCGTGTTTTTTTAATAGTGTCAACTACAGTTTCATTCATATTGTATACCTTGAAGTAAGTTGGGGAGCTCAATGCTCCCCAAGTATTTTACACTATTTTTTGATCTTGGTCAACTCGGGTTCACGAGCGATTGAGATCTTTTTGGGTTTAGCACTCTCGGGTACCTGTTGTTCTAAGGTCACAGTTAGGATACCATGACGAATAGCAGCACCAGTTACTTCCATGTGTTCGCCTAGCGTAAAACTACGCTCAAAGTCCCTAGCACCAATACCGCGGAAAAGATATTCACGCTCGCCTGCAGCAGCGTCGATTTTCTTTTCGCCTGTGATACACAACACACGATTGGTCAGTGTGATATCCAATTCGGTATCTTGAAATCCAGCCACAGCAATTTCAATGCAGTATTGGGTTTCGCCAATACGAAAGATGTTGTAAGGTGGATAGTTGTCGGACTTGTTGTTAGCAAAGGCTCGTGTAAGATCCTCAAACAGCGGATCAAAGCCAATGAACTTGCGATGTAATGTGGGTAAATCAAAACCCTGAATGGTATAATTAGTCATATTTTCTCCTTAATATAAGCAAGATGTTAATGTCAACCCCAACCTCGGGCATCGACATACACTATTTATACACTCGGCCAAAAATTAGTACAATTTTTTCGGTACGGTATCAGAAGACAATTTCCTCCGCCAACGGTTTCTTGCTGCTTTGGCTTTGATCTTGCGTGTAATACTGGGCTTTTCGTAGGCTTCCTTAGCTTGCAAGTCTTTGAGTAAGCCACTGTCATTGACTCGCTTTTTGAATTTACGCAGTGCTTGGTCCACATTGTCATTGACTACATAAACACGATTGCCTGGCGGTCGATTGTCGGTTGATCGAAATTTATTCATAGGTATTTTTGTACATCCTCGGTTGTTAGTGTAATTTGCGTTACTTTGTTTTCAGTTAGTGCCCCAATATTAAACAAATAATCGTGTGTGATCAGCTCAAATATTGAACGTAGTCCTCTCGCACCCAAGTTCATTTTAACAGCGTGGTTGGCAATAGCAACAACTACAGCGTCATCAATATTTAACTCAATTTGGTTAGCAGCAAAATAGAATTTATACTGTGCTAATACACCATTGTTTGTGTTTTGTATAACCTGACAAAGGTCGTCCGCAGTTAAGTTGTTGGTATGTACAATTGACGGAAAACGCCCCATGAACTCGGGTATCATACCAAACTTGATGAAATCCACAGAGTCAGCTGGTAGTCTTGAAACTGAGGTACTAACCGCATTACCAGTAAAGCCTATATTAGCAGTACTACGACGTCGTTTAACTAATTCGTCTAGTCCTACAAATGCACCCGATGCAATGAATAGTATTTTGGCTGTGTTGATTTCCACAGTGTCACTACCGAACCCTTTTCTTGGAGTGGTTATTTTAACTCGTGTACCCTCAACTAATTTAAGCAATGCTTGTTGCACACCTTCACCATTAACGTCTTTCCCCCCAGTGAAGGGTTCGTTTTTTCTAGCTATCTTATCCACTTCGTCAATAAACACAATTCCACGTTCGGTTTCTTCTACATCATTGTCGGCTGTTTGATAAAGTTTTTCAATGATAACACTGGTATCGTCGCCTACATATCCAGCTTCAGTTAATGTAGTAGCATCCACTATTACAAACTTGACTCCTAGGAATTCCGCAATAGTTTTAGCCAATAATGTCTTTCCAGTACCCGTTGGACCCCAGAACAATATATTGGTTTTTTCTATGCGGTTTTCGTCGTCAAAAAGACATCTTTTATAGTGGTTTACTACCGAAACCGCCAGTTTTTCCTTGGCATAACTCTGGGCTACAACATACTGGTCCATATAGTTGTATATGGCCTGTGGATCTAAATTGAACTCGCTGTTAGCGTCAGCAACCTTGGGTTTTTTAGATAGTATCTTAGAGCAGAGTTCTATGCACTCATTACAAATGCCAGCCCCGGGCGCCACCACCAGTTTAACAACTTGTTCTTGAGACTTGCTACAAAAACTACAATGCGTTGGTTTAATTTCCGACATTGTCTTACCTATTGTATATGAGTCTTATTATAAATGAATTTCAAAGCTATTGCAAAATAGGCTTAGTCAAAACTTGGCATTGTGACTTTGGGCAAGTTTTTGGCTTTTTTCAACAGTGTGTCGGGGTCAGGTTCAGCAGGAACGCCGACAAAATCTCCGATGGGCATTTCTTGTGCCGCAGGCTCATCAGGAGTCACTGCAGGTGCAGGAGTTGTTATTTTTTTAGTAGTTGCTCTATAGGTCCTAGGTCGATTAGATCTAGTTCGAATTTGTTTAATTTGATTATCAGTCAACGGTCCGTCGTCTTGTTCATATGCAGCTTTTTCTTCTGTTGTTGGCTTTTCATCTACATCAACAACATATAGTGGAGTGGTATCAACTGGTTCCTCAGGCACAGGGTCAGGTGTAGTTATGATCGGTCGTTGTTTTGCTTCACGTGCCCAAGCCAACTCTCGATTACCTGCTAGTATTAGACACAATGCTAGTGGATCAAACACTACAACGATCAGTATGATAACCCAACGTACTGCCTGTTCAAGTAAGTTAGCGTCGGGGTTGTCACCATAGACCAATGCGGCTATGTACTTGATTGGCCCAACTTCGGCTTCAACTTTTCTCAGATCAGCCGCTAGTGGTGCACGTTGTTCGTTTAATTGGGCAATCGATACTTGTGCTTTAGCAATATCAGCTTGTAATTGGTCACGTTCTTTTTGTTGGCTACGGCGGAGATTGGCGCTACGGGTGGCGCCACGTTCGTCGGTGGTACGGGACATGGTTTGATCCACGCTAGCATCCAATTGTTTAAGAGCCTGTCGAGCAGCATCAATATTTTCCCGTTGTGTTCGTATACGTTCATCAATTACAGCAACCTGACTTGAACTATCACCTGATACTAGACTTTGATCACTGTGTGCTTTAGACAACAGACCAAAGATACCCAAACTGGTCAGCAACATCAGCAATACCACCGCCGGTATTAAATAACTTTTAAATCCCCAACTCAGTCTTGACCAATTCTTGTGCAAAAATACTGTAGCAACAACTTTACCTATCTCAAGTGCACCGCCCATGATGATCACCGGCACAACAGCAGCGGCGAAAATGGCAGTAAGACCAGAAATAGAGTAGTAAGCAGCAACCGTACTCAGCAATAAAGCTGTGACTAAAATAACATATCCAAATAGCATAACGGTATTTATGCTATACTACCCTATTGTGTATTCAACTAACTTAATTCCAGCTTCACGTATGGCTAATTCACAAATGGGGCAGGGTTTGGCATTTAGTGGCCTGCCATTAGCACCGTAGCGTTCGATATGAATTTTGTGTGGTACACCTTTGCGTATTTTTACTAGCGCCGATACTTCAGCGTGTAGATAAATTTTATAATCTTCCCCAGTTTCAGCAGCCAATTGTGCCTGCTTGGGATGAGTCTTTTTGGGAAAGTTGGTTCCTTCACTGAGTAGTCTACCACGTTTGTCGTAGACCCTTGCAGTCATTTTAGGGTAAGTATTCACCGAGTATTCAGTGCCGGAGCGTATTCACGAATCAGTTCACGCTCACGAGCATGAGCAGCAAGTCGTCCACGCACCCGTTCAACCAGCCAATAAGTAAAACTCTCAGCACCGTATGCGCGAATTGCCGCACACAGTGTCCAGGGCTTGTCTTCTTTTACTGCTCGCTGAATGTGCTTTTGAACACGTACCTTAATAGCACGGTTTACGTTGCCACTGGCAACAGTGATGCCAATGTACTGCTCACCAGTGATGGTGTTTTCCAAGCAGTAAACTGCATGGGTACTATCACTACGCCGCTTGCGCTTTTTTGGGGGAGTTGTGGTGTCCATGTAGTAATTATAGCACCACTCCAAATGGGCGTCAACCAAATATCAAGTGTTGTATCTCTACAACACCGGGATTTAGTGCAATGTTATACCGGCCAAACTCTCAGGATCGTCCACGCCCATTAGGTGTAGTACTTCTTTGATCTTTTTTGGCATGTAACCTGAATAGTCCTCAGGAAAAAACACAGTTTTTAATTCCCCTGAACTGTCAATAATAAACCCAAAGTCGGTATCAGTTATTTCTTTTTCGTAAATATCACTCACGTTTTCTTCAAAACTTGTCATAATACCGACTCCTTATAGTTGTGTTACATTAGTATTTAACTTAAAGTTTACTAGCCACTTCAATATCTTGACGAGACTTACGCTCTTTTGGTCTAGAATAAAAAGTATGATTATCAATTCTACTGGTTTTATTCAAGTTCTTCCAATTGGGCTTGACTGTCTGATTGTGAAAGTAAGTAGCACCCCCAGTTATATCAAACGCTATGTTTGTCATTAAATAAGTTGCAATACGCAAACTGTCCCGCCATTGTTGATTATTGCGTGTTTTTAACGAGGGCTCACAACGCCAACTGAATTGACAACTACCACCAACTCGTTGATTTACTACACCGCAGATGGTACGTGCAAATCTTCCACTGCGTACTCGATTCAACGTAACCAAGCCTACAGCCATTTTGCCTGCCAGTGTTTCTCCAGCAGCTTCATAATAAATGTTTTCAGCCAAACAAGTTAGCTCGCGCTGATCAACAACGCGAGCTGCTGTTTTTCCATCATCAGCAATGTATCGTATTTCTCGATACTGTTCGGCAAATTGTTGAGCTGTTTGTTCAGCTAGTTGTTTATGATAAAAATGTATGCCCACGCAAAGAGCCGTCGCAATGACGGCCCATAATATGAGGATTTTCTTCAAAATTATGCTCCAGTTATGATACCCCCTCGTGTAACTGGCTCAATTCCGGTAGTGGTTAAAATATAGTGGTCGGCTAAATCCTTGACCACCAAGGCATGCATCATAACACACGATCGTTGTAGATCTACAGCGGTATCCACGTCCATGCCCAACATGGCTTGAACGAGGCCAATCCCTTTTGCACTCGGTACCATAATAAGTGGTTTGGAAATGGTCCAAGAGTCGCTGTTGACTTCCAGCACTTGAGCTAAGATTTCATCGCCATTAACTAATTTAAAACTGACAATGTCGCCGTCGGCGTAATCTTTTTTGAGTAACATAATATTTAACCCTATTAAAGTGACTATTATACTAGCATATCAACACAGTGTCAATAGGCTTCTGCGTAGTGGCCTACCATGGCGTTTTTGCTGTAACCCACAGTGTTGGTTTCAAAAAAGTTTTCAATAGCATTGCTGCTGGTTAACCAGTCCAGCCACTCAAAAGGATTTTCAACGTCAAACTGTGTCTTGAAACCCAACTGTGTCATGCGATAGTCGCACACTGCACGAATGTACTGTTTGACTTCTGTTTTGGTAATACCTTGTACACCGCCCATCTCAAACGCACGATCAATGAACTTGTCTTCTAGTTCAACTACTCGTGCTGCTGTAAGATAAATTTCACTCTTAAATTCATTGTTGACCACACGTGGATGTTCAGCTAGGAACTTTCTAAACAGCAGTGCGATACCCTGTACGTGTACACTTTCATCACGAATGCTCCACAGGTTGATGTCGCTCATGCCAGCCATTTTTCCAAAACGCTGGAAGTTTAGTAGCATAGCAAAACTAGCAAACAAGCACACCCCTTCAATCAGCACCTGCTTGGCCAAGCTGATGCCAATGTCTCTGTAGCTGCGATTGTTCATGTCCAACATGTACTCGTACTTTTCTTTCATGTCCTCGTACTCAAGGAACTCTTGATAAAAGTTATCGCCAAAACCCAATGTGTCACTGAGCAAGGCATAAGCACGTTGATGTACACCTTCGCGCCCAGCAAAGCTGCCCAACATGTTGCGTACTTCATTGTTTTTAAACACCGGGATAAGGTTATCGTAGTAGTCGCTGCCCACTGCTACATCGCTTTGAACAAAGAGACGTAGAATACTGTTGATAAAGTATTTTTCTTGTTCGGTAATTTTGCCGGTCTTCCACTGTTCTACATCCTCTTGCAGTTTGGCCTCGCCCTCGTGCCAATGCAGTTCTTCGTGCAGTCGTGTGATCTCCACAAACTCGGGATACGCAGGAACATAAGTTTTACTGGTTTCTAATAATGACATGATGATCTCCTTTTAACCTTCACAAGCAACACAAGTCTCAGACTCTGCGGCTTCTTTCCAATCCTCCAACTTGACTCTCTGCATGGCTTTGACAGTGTCAGCAGCTACTTTGGCCCCGGTTTTAAAGTAGTACAGGCTCTTTAGGGTGCTGCTGCGAATAGCTTTTAAATGGACACTATTAATGTAGGCCCGTTCGGTGCCAGGCAGAAAAAACAAATTTAGGCTTTGACTTTGGCAAATATACTGCTGTCGTGCTTCAGCGTGTTCCACTAACCAGTGCTGATCAATTTCCCACGCAGTTTTGAACACTTCTTTTTCTTTGGCGGTTAATTCAGCCAAATGTTGTACAGAACCATTGTTTTTTTCAATGTTTTTCCAAGTTTCTGGCGTGTTTGTGCCATACTTTTCCAGCACTGGTACTAAGTAGCGGTTACGTACTTGAAAGATGCCATTGCGTGTTTTTTGTGTATAAGCATTGCTGGCCATAGGCTCAATGCTAGGAGTAGTGTTGCACAGGATAGAACTGTTGGCATTGGGAGCAATGGCAAAAAGATGACTGTTGCGACGGCCTGTACCTGCCATGTCGGGTGCTTCGCCACGTTCCACTGCTAACCGCAGGCTCTCGGCCACAGCTTCCTTCCGCATACCGGAAAAGATCTTGTGGTTCCATTGTGTAGCACTATCAAAGCCGCCTCCCTCAAAAGGAATATTTTTGCTCATTAAAAAGTTATGCCACCCCATTGCACCAATGCCAATGGCACGCTCACGTTCGGCGCTGAAGCGAGTCTTGTGTAGTTCATTGGGGCTCCAATCAATGAACCATTGAATAACATTGTCCAAGAAACGAGTAAGTCGAGATACTAGCCCAGTGTCCTTCCACTCCTCATAGCGTTCTAAGTTGACACTGCTCAAGCAGCACACAGCGGTCCGTTCGGCACTGGTTGGCAATGAGATTTCACTGCAGAGATTGCTGCCACGATTGACTAGTCCTAGTTCGCGTTGCGATTCAGGCAGTGCAGCATTAGCATTGTCTTTAAGCCAAATATAAGGCTCGCCTGTTAGTTCACGTGTTTCTAAGATGGTTTCCCAAAGCTCACGTGCTGGTACAGCATCGCGCACTTCGCCACTATGTGGGCACTTTAGTTCAAACAGTGCACCTGCGCCAACTGCATCAACAAACTCTTGTGTGATGTTGACTGCATTATGCACACCCTTGCGATTGGTGATCTTGCGGGCTGTGTCACCACCTGAAGGTGTACGCATTTTAATAAATTCTAAGATGTCGGGATGGTCAATGTCCATGTACACAGCACAACTACCACGACGAGTCTTGCCTTGGCGATAGTAGCCCATGATCCCGTCAATGGTCTTGATGTAGGGAATAGGGCCCGGTGCTTTTTCACTTACTGCACGAATGCCATTGTGTAGTGCAGTGCCGCCACCAGCCACGCTGAGCAGGGCCAGTTCGCTGCTGCTGGCAATTTGACCAGAGATGGTATCCTCCACGAATCCTAAAAAGCAACTGATAGGCAGTGCTTTGGGCTTTGTGCCCAACCAAGCACGCCGACGTGCTTCACCGTTTCCGGGCTTCCAAAATTCAGGATCTGTATAATTGACTGCGGGATCCCATTCACCATCGGGTGCATTGCTGAGTATGGGACTGGAATAGAAAAAATGATGTTGACTTGCTGCGTCGTAAATGAATTGTGCTAGTTCTGCATCGCCGTAACTGAAGGCTGTTGCTGCTCTTGCTATTGCTCGCTGTACCCCCTCTTTGCCATCCGAATAATACTTGTTTACTAAATCTAACCCCTGTTCCGAAAATAGTTGATCTCTCGTTACGTCAATTTTTACCATCTTTAATTATCCTTCAATTTTTTAAGGTACAGAAAGCCCACTTGAAACTGTTCAAGTAATTTGGGCATTGTTTGATTTATTCAGTCGGCTGCTTTAATATAAAATTAACCAGGTTGTTGATTATTTACTTTTACTGTGCAACAGTTGTCTAAGCAGATTAAAAATTTTTGCATTTGGTATATAGTGGGCTTGTATTAGTGAAAAGTATTTAGTATACCGCAATTTGGACAATTTGTCAAGAATTTGTCAAATCAAACTAAGAATTTGTAACTACAATGGTGCTGGTGATATCTTGAGTTCTACCGTTACTACCACTAACAGTTATCCTACCGTTATAAGTGCCAGCTGGCACAGTGGTACTGGTGTAATCTACAGTGAATGTTTGGAAATTACCCGGCGGCAACAAGTAACTCAAAACAGCGTTTCCTAAAACAGCTCCTCCCCCACCTAAATTTATTAAATTGGCGCTGTGTTGAATACCCGTTGGATCAACAAATGCTATCCCTTGAATTGTTAGCGCGCCAGTTCCGGTATTTGTTATAGTAAATTGTTTTGCTGCCATGTAATTGTTCCTGTCTATTGATATTTATAATAGGGAGAAAATCTTTGATAAAATTCTTAATCAACAGGGTGTTACAATGGTGGCACAGGCAAATTAGTGCCTGGTGCATCAGCGGTGTTAGATGCTGCTGAATCAGCATTTGTTAACGCTGCACAATTGTCAGGCCTTGTATTACCACCGGTTGCATATACTAATTCAGTACCGCCAGAATCGCAAAAAGCTGTTTTACCCCCACGCCATGGTGCTTGGGACACACCGTATGGTGCACCGGATTCTGTTGCCCTAGGGACGCCCTGAAGTCCACCTTGCCCCCCGGCCCCAACTTTGATTTGATAGGTTGTGCCCGGGGTAACAACATAATTTTGGTAATACGCTGCACCGCCACCCCCGCCACCAGCATTGACGCAGGGACCAATACCTCCACCCCCGCCACCAGCAACCAAGTACACATTGATTTTAGTAACGCCAGCTGGCACGGTAAAGGACCCAATTAAAGCTCCATCATAAACACTGTCTGACGTTTTTAGCCCAGCGGCATTATCCCATTCAAGCCCACCTGCATTTATTCTTGTAGCATTTGAGGCGGTCATGTCTGCTGCAGTAAAAGTATAACTGCCTTTAGCGATGCTAATTCTAACAATGCCCCCGCTACCACGACCCGCCCTGGTATTTGAAAGTGAACTGTTGGCCCCATCTGTTTCAACACTACCTCCACCGTTGCCATAGCCTGTAGCATCTACTGTTGATGAATATCCAGATTGTGTCCCAACACCAGCGACACCAGCAGTTGTTATACCACCACCAGACCCGCCTGAACCAAATGTGCCTTCAGTATTAACATTTGCTGTCCAACTAGCACCATCCCCGCCCAGCGGGCTGGCTCCCCCGCCTCCACCATTACCATTGTGTGAAGAACACGCACTAAATCCACCACGATAATTTGCGGTACCACCAACACCAGCGCCGCCCCATCCTGCATTAGACGCTGATATACCCGGAGGTAACACTGGTACAGGTGGCGGTGCCGGGGTAGTTGTAGTAGTTGTACCAAGCGATGTATCCTTAACTAATATTTTATTCATAATGGTTAAAATTCGTCCTGATGTGCTGTCCCTACGAACGCGCATATGAATATATTCTGGACCCTCAGTTTTATTATCGGGTTTCATTTCTCTAGTAAATGTACCGGTGTTGTATACTGGTGGCGAAACGCTCGCTGAGAAACTACCAGTGACTGTAAAACTACCAGAGTTAAGTCCATCAACAAAATCTGTACCGTCAGTGGTGGAGTCAGGTCCATCGTTGGTCCAGTAATAAGTACCGGGCAGTTGGCTGGTTTTAAAAGTCCAAGTTACGATTCTTGAGGGTGGCGGGGTCGTTGCGGTAGCCATAATAAATTATACTATAATGATAGTGCTAGCGATACTCTGCCTGGCATTATTTTCAGCAAGAACAACAATAGTGCCAGAATATGTGCCAATACCGGCACCGGCATCATTATAGGCCACTGTAAAGTTTCGAACTCCTCGAGCTACTATGGTATGAGACAAAACAGCATTTCCACGCTCTGTACTGGACCCACCAAGACTTGAAAAATCAGCTGTATGTCCAATCCCTGCAGGCTCATCAAACAGCACTGATCGCACTACCAACGGTCTAGTACCTGTGTTTGTTATAGTGAATAATCTAGGAGGCGACAGAGTTGTTGTAGTAGTACCACCGGGGGGCGCTGTAGTTGCTGTGGTTGTGGTTGTGGTTGTGGTTAATGAGACACTGGTGTCATTAAGTGTCTTAAAGCCGGTAGTAAATGCTGCTATACCTGCGCCAGAAATTGTAACACTAAAAGTTTCTGATCCTTCGTTTACTGAAAAATCAGCAACAGGTTCAATTAGAAACGACCCAACGTCACTATTAATAGTAACTGTTCCAGAATCTGCAGTAAAATCAGCCGCATTGGTCGTTATATGATTTATAACCCAATTTAATACAGTTCCATTAGCAACACCATTGGTTTGTACATTGTAATAGTTTGACCCCCCTTCATTTATTGCACCAACTACACCTATCGAGACAATTGCACCATTGGGGGGTGGTGTAGTTGTTGTAGTCGTGGTGGTCGTAGTCGTAGTTGGCGCTGGGGTGGTTGTAGTAGTGGTGGTGGTCGCTGGGGTGGTTGAGGTTGTGCCCGGAGTGGTTGAAGTAGTGGTCGGTGCAGCAGTTGTGGTTGTCGGTGCAGCAGTTGTGGTAGTGGTAGTGGTTGTAGTAGTAGTTGTAGTAGTGGTTGTTGGTGCAGCAGTAGTTGTAGTGAACTCAACTGTTGATGAAATTAGATTTGATTGTTTATCTGTTAGTGTTATTAAGCGATCGGTGAAATCAGCTTGAGTAGCATTGGTTGAAGTTAATGCAAGTGTTGTGGTCGCAACTGTCAATAATGGCGTATTTGTCAATGCTGTCTGAGAGTATGTAAACGTACCAATTTTACCAACTGGTTGCCCGTTACCTGGTAGTTTTAAAGTCAACAAGTGTGCAAAAATTGAACTTTGTGCGTTAGTTGCACCACTGACATAAATTGAGCCATTGGATTCTGTTACAATACCACCGCTGAATTCAGACCCAGTACCACCAAGAGATTTTTGCCAAATTATATTTCCCGAAGCGTCGTACTTTACAACTAACAGGTCATTACCACCAAAATTTGCACCGTTATTGGTGACACCAGTTACGTATACTTCTCCAGCAGCATTTACTGTGATCCCATTCAAGAGAGAATTAGACAGTTTTCTTTGCCATACCCCAGCGCCTGTAACAATGTCAAATTTGGCAATTAGTGATGCATTTTCACCGGTTACTGAACTAGGCGTATACCCGCAAACATATACGTGCCCGTTGGTTTGGTCTAGAGCAATTGCAATACCAGACGCAACAATATTCAATGATTTTTGCCAATCCAAAACACCGCTAGAGCTGTACTTGGCAATTATTAAGCTATTATCGGTGCCGTAACTAGTGCCAACGATGTAGATATTGTTGCTAGAATCAACTGCGACACCGTATCCATAATTGCTGCCAGCATCGCCTAAAGTATAACGCCATAAATTAGTGCCATCAGCGCGATATTTGGCAATTACAGCATCATTACTGCCAGCTCCGCGACTGTCAATGGTGCCCACAATACATATGTCAGCCCCGGACATGGTAATACCATAACCATAATCACCACCTGTCCCGCCTAGTGCTTTTTGCCATTGTATAATACCAGCAGTGGTGTATTTGGCCAATACTATGTCTTGAAGTCCCGCCCCTTGACTAATACTGTAACCAATAACGTATACAAAATTATTAACTGGATCTACTGTAATCCCGTATCCTCGCTCGCTAAGAGCTCCGCCAACGGTTCTTTGCCAATCAAGCATCCCAGTGGGGAGATACTTGGCAATTATTACATCATACCCTCCACTGCCCTCACTGTTGGTGTAACCAACAACATAGGTATTACCATTAGCGTCTAACGCAATACCTGACCCAAAATCGTTCTTAACGCCACTTAGCGTAGCTAGCCAATACCCAACGGATGTTGCCATTATACTTTAATCCTAAATTAGTTAGTGGTCACGGTCCAACTTGGACTGTATGCCGAAGATATCAATCCTGCTCCGCCTGGGTAGTAATATATCAAAGCAAACGACCCAAAAGTTTTAGCTGTGACATTACTGGCAGAGGATGTCATTCTCATGTAGAACGGAGCTGTAACGCCAACAGCGTTTGACGTGAGCCCAGTTATAAATGTTGCCCATCCGGTTGTACCATTGAGACTAAACTCATAACCAGCAGCAGCTTCTAAACCAAAGTTTGAATTAGGTTCAATACCTGCAATTGTTGCTGCTGCACTAACTACCAAGGTATTGACATTTACTCCAGTAATATTCGCTGGATTGTTCAAAGTACCCGAAGTATCTGGAGTTTTAATAGTGTCGGTAAAGGTTATCACAATACTTGTTGCTACCAATGCGCCATTAACAGATCCAGTTCGAATCTCGGCACGGAATGTCCTAGGTCCTGTAACCACAGAATTATTGAAAATTGGCACATTAAAGGCGCCTTGACTAGAATTTATCTTAAACGTTCCAGAATTAACAGTGAAATCGGTTGGACTAGATGAACCGTTATAATTAATGGTCCAGAATAAATCAGTATTGTCAGGAACATTAGTAGTATTCACAATAAATTGTGCGGTGAGACCCTTACTGAGTGTAATAGTTTGAGCGATAACAAAATACTGTTTTGGTGGCGCCGTTGTAGTAGTGGTAGTAGTGGTAGTAGTGGGTGTAGTGGTCAATTTTGGTACTACCCATACATTGCTTGGCGGCAGTAGTAAGAAGTCGTATGGTGGCAGCTCTGGCACAATGTTGTATCGGAAATAGCCCGACATCATAGCATCAGTAGCCGGAGTATTATTGGTCATCGTGTATTTCACAATATACCCCGTTAGTGAAATTGAATTGCCTACACTCAATACCACTCCTAAAGGTGCGGTTTCGCTATATTCGTCAGATGAATTCGTTCCTACTGCTGTTAACTGACCTTTTCTAGAGTGTTCTACGTTATTAATCACCCTGGTTATAGTATAGATAAACACAAAACCTTTGGCTACTTTAGGCACGTCAATTCCAGTCACTTGCGGAACAAGCGTATTGGCGTATAGTATTTTACTAAACCCAGTGGAAGTCACTGAGTTATTAACTGACGAGATTCCAATTTTTATGCCAAGTCTTGGACCATAATCTACCCAAGGTACTTGTGATGCTTGTTCAATAGTTCGATCAAACACATCATTAATTGACGAGCTGTCCTTACTATAAAATTTAATGTTTTCCGAAACTGGGTAATTAATACCTTGTTGATTATTGCCTACATCGTGATACGAGTTACCCTGAGATAATAGCTGGTCGCCATTTTCTGCCAAAATTGCATGGCCGGCAATTCGATCAAAATTACTATAAACAATTTTATATTGTTGCGGGCCAGTGATTGGGGGAGTAATTGTTGGTAACCCCAACACAATACCTATCCATAACTGAGAAAAATCACAATATGCGAATGTTACATTTTTGGAATCGTCATTGGCCATATACCCAAACTGGGATTTACCAAAACTGCAATTATTAAAAATCCAGTTGCTGGAGACTACACTGTTGGGATTTTTAGCAACTGTGACCGCCACTACAGGATCGTCTGGTGTATTAGGAAAGATTAACGGATTAGACAAATTGCCTTGAAATTTTGTTCTAATAAATTTCACATTGGTTGCACTTTCGGCAAACAGCACACCTTTGTTTGCACCGTGGTCAAATGTAATATCAGTTATTGAAATGTACTGAGCAGGCACCGCACCGTTACTAGTATAAGCTAGACCACTTTGTTGTCTAGAATCTGTGAGCTTGGCTACATAAGGTTGTGTAGCGTCAATTTGACGAATAATGCTGCTGTCTATGCCACAGCCCAAGATTGAAGCAAATGCCGGAATTTTCAACATACCACCAGTCACGATGTACACACCGGCTGGAAAATAAAGAACTCGGCGAATCTGCGTATTTAAACTTTGACAATAGATTTGAAACAATGCTCGATTTATAGCTTGGGTATCATCAGTAGTGCCATCGCCCACAGCCCCAAATGACTTAACTGAAATATAATTATTATCAAGAATTGATTGCAATGATAAAACAGTGTCAGTACCGGATGCACCAGTAATTGCAACATATCCAGCATTATCTCCACGAAATGTATAAGGAAAACTATCTGCTGCACTCATTGGGGCGGCGGGTCCACCTGTACCGCCAGTGCCACCTGTACCACCTGTACCACCTGTACCACCTGTACCACCCGAAATTGTGCCGCTTAAAAAGCTGCCGGGGGTTGTTAAAATTAGCGTATTGCCTAAATTAGGCGCGCCATCATTATAAGTGCCATTACCGATCCACAGTTGTTGAGTATCAACACTCCACCCCAATTCGCCCTTAGCTAGTTGGGGCAGATCTTCGCTAAGTCCACTCCTAACTTGAATCCTACTAATAACATTTATGGCCATAGTTCACAAATTCCAATTATCAACTATTTATGTATTTGTAAATAGTACTGCTCTAGTCGAGCCCACATGCGCTTTTCATATTCGGTCCACTCGGCACCCTCTACTATAAATTCTTGGTATTCATTGGCTGCACTACACATAAAAATTACGCCCTTGCGTATTTTAGTACCATGTACTTCGTTATGAGCAGTAGCATACATCAGTAATTGAACAAAATAGTCATCAATCCATTCACGCTTTTTAGGCTTGTTGGTCTGTTTGTGATCCATAATGGCTTCGGCTCCGTCGTGGACTCCAACTAAGTCTGTGGTTCCGGCATAGATTTGAGGAAAATATAAGCCAACTTCTGTGCCCCAAAATTCATCGCAGCGGCTAAGCCCTTGTTGAATTATGCTGTGAGCCATCTGATGACTTTGAATACTGTAAGGATTTGAGCCTGGCTCCCCAGTGATACCGGTTTTGATGTAGTTTTCCAACCACTTGTGCATTCTGGTACCGCGACCAGCTGCTTCTGTGGTAATTTCCTGAGCCTTCTGAGCACCTACACGATTTCGCCAGTTTTGCAGTGCCTTCTTACTTTCTTCGCTTTTGGTAGCATCTAGTATTGTGGTCACTGAGGGTAGTCGTTCGCCCCCAGCCAAATAGTATCTAGTACCGTTGACTGTGGTTCGATCCAGTGGGGTATAATTGAATTTTTGAGTAATCATGTAAAAATCGCCTTGGAGCTACAATTTTAACACAAAATTGACTTGTTATCAACCAGTTTGACTAGATGTCAACAGCTTGCTTGGCCATTGCTCCAACAACGTCTGCGTCGTCTTTTTTCTTGCCGGGTCCACTGTGACTGTCTGAGCCCAAGTCGTCGTCTGATGTTAATTCAATGTACTGACGATTAAAATTCTTAACTAAATTTTTTAATGACTTTTCTCGTTTAAATAGGTCAGCAAAAGATTGGTAATCTAAGGTAAGACCAACATTTTTAGCTAGATTCAAAAAACTTAAGGTGTTAATTTTGGGCTGTGCTTGCTGACTTTGATATCGAGATTTGATCAAATTCAACAGTGTCAACACACCTTGTACCGGGTGCTGACTGTCAGTAAATTCATACAGTAACATTATCTGCGGTCGCGCCCAAGTGGTTCGGTTCCACCAGTTTCAGCATCGGCAGCAGCAAAGTCATCACCGGCTGGTTGTTCACCAGCATCGGGAGCAGGTACTTCTCCGCCATCAGCTGCTGGTGCAGGCATGGCCATGTTTGTGTCAACTGCTTGCCCAGTCAATGCTAGTACACTAGTGTCTAATTGATCACGTGCACCGCTCAATTGTGTAACCAGTTCACCGATTACTTGTGTCACAGCGGTTTTATACGCTTCAGACTGTTCCATGCCAATTTGGTCACGAATGGCCACAACCAATGCTGGAAGTTGCTCATTGGCAATTTTGCCGGCCTGCTCAACCATTTTTTGAACGCTGTCAGTAATGTTTTTTGCAGCTAGGATTACTTCAGCTTCGCCTAGCTCGCCCTCGGTTAGTAAACGCTCGTTGATCCAAGTACTAATGCTTTCGCGCATTAGCAGCATTTGGCAATAAGCAGGATCACGCTCGGCTAAATGGATTTGGTGTGACTGTTGAACTGTTTTGATTTTTGTTTCAATCAACCGCAGCATTTTTTGTGCCGCAGATACAGTGAGTGCAGAGTTATCAAAACTGTAATTGTACCGGTTTTCTAGCAATCGATTTAGTTTATTAAATCTTGGCCGATTAAACATGTCTTTAACTTCCATAGTCCTGTCCTGGTTTTATAATATATTTAGCTTGGTCAATATTTTTCCGCAATTGCTCTAGCTTGGCAGCGTACTGATTTTCATATTCTGCAAGTCTAGACACTGCTACATCTCGATCAAAATCTTGTGTAGCCTGGCGAATACGCCGTTTTAAACGAAACATTTTTTCATATGTGCGTTCAAGCTCGTCATTGAGATTGTGTACAATAACAGCTTCATTAATACGATTTGTTCCCATAAGACAACAATAAATCACTGCCGTAGTTGAGTTTAAGAATTTATAAATTTTTCCGGTAGAGTCTTCTACCGTAGCTGTATTGGTTTGTACGCGGTAGTTTGAAATTTTATAAACTTCTTTGTCAAGCCTTTTAATAACTATGCCGTTGAGTTGTTGAGCGACTAGTTCTTTTTGAAAAAACTGCCAAACTCGATCTTGTAAAATTTGATGCATTGTAGACCCAAAATATGTAGTTATTTACAACAATTTGGGCAGGATGTATTATTCAGTTTACTACAAACTTCCACAACAGGGTTAGTAGTATTGAAATCAGTGTGCCAATAATGGAAACGCCCCAGCCAATGATTTGTGTGTTGCGCTTTTCCTGTAGCTCAATAATGGCCTTTTTGATCTCACCAAATTTGTCTTCAACCTTGGATTCGATTGCCTGCATCTTGCTATCTATCTTTTTCTCGATAGCGGAGACTCTTTGGTCTAGATTGTCCAATTTGTCCTCCAAACTTTTATACCGTTCAGCACACAGTTCAACGTGCGCTTCGAGGTTTTTCTTTTCAATATCGGTGCTAGACATGTTAATCCCTTAATATCATAAACTAATAGTATTTATTTGGTGGTTTCCACAGATTCTATGTGTATATTTTTATAGTCGCTCCAACAGTCAATTACTGGTTCAGCAATTGCAGCACGTTCAGTTAAACCCAGTATCATGGGAATTCCATGACAGTCATCAAACAGCAGTCGCAAATTGTCGCCATATATTTCCACGTGTTCTACCCCAAATTGAAAACTCCAGGCCTGTGTGTTTTTAAAAATCTTACGAGAAAACTGGTTGCAGGTTTTGATTATTTCTGGTGGGTGTTCTACGTAAATCTGTGCTCGCATAGCCAACACCTGTTGTACAGTTTCCCAATTGCGCTGTTGATTACGTTTTAGTAACTGTGACTGATAATTAGCGTCAGTTGGCCTGGGATGCCTTATTACACCGGTTGGTGTAATGTCAAAT